TATAAGAAAGAATGACAGAGTTTAATGAATCCATTGGCCTCGTTCAAAGCCAGAACAAAGCTCGTTCTTACGACAGTAGAGTTGGGGAGCTGCAGCGTCAGGTGACAGGACTTCAGGAGCTGGTCACCAAAGTCAAGGAACACTTGGTGTGGAACATTGAACAAGAAGCCACATTTGAGAATTTTGAAGTAAGAGCGGACAGCGCACAACTGTTACATAAAATTGAAGATCTAGAAAAAAAAGTGAAATAACTTCTTGACATATATCCCATCAGGTCTTATGTAAGATATATGACAGACATGGGTGATGAACTAAAGAACAACGTTGTGTTTACATGTCCTGAGCACAGCTTAGAAGTATATTTTAAAGTAAAAGAATTTGAAAAGAAACCTCAAGCTAAGGACTATGTCTACGTCCGATTCGTAGAAGGCAAACAGTACGAGTCCATGTGGATAAAGATCCACAAAGGAACGCAAAAGAAAGGTTATGGTGAAATTAACAATATACCTGTCAAGTTATTTAATAAAAAATTAGGCGACATAATCAGTTACAAAACAGACAAAGGAGGAGTAACATGGGAAAACAAAAACTAAAGAATCTTATAAAACAATTGAATGCAGACAACGCACCGCCTGATGGTTGGTCCGCTGCCGATCGCGTGAAGAAAGACAAACCGGAGCCTGGCAAAGTTTATGCATTGACCGGTGCCCCTGGTGCACGTTGCATCGCTAATGGATACTCATGGAAGGACAGTGTCGTAAAGGAGGAGAAATAAAGCTCTCGTCTCGTTGCAGCTGGGACGGGGCCCAGCGTACCGATCCTGTACTGGGATCCAGCAGCATGACACGAAGGTAGGGTATGGTTTCGTTCATCTCGGTATATCTTGTACTATTAATTTTATTTCCTCAGCTTACCGTGTGGCTCACACTGGTAACTATCTTGGTGATGGCCTCGTTCTTTTGATAGCTCGTTCTCGTTTGACCACGAATTTGAGCTGGGGGCACTTCAGGAGAGGAGCTGGGAAGGAGATCCACGGTACGTGAAGTGGCAAAAGTTTAGAATGGTTCTAAAAGAAAAGTGTTGCAGGGAGTGGTGGGATTTGATAAGACATTAGTTAAACTAACAATTAACAAAAGGAAAGTTATGGGATTAGATCAACACGCACATCTGCGAGGTCACAAAGTAGATTGGAAAAAATACTACTCTGACAATGAAGATGAAAGTAAGAAAGAACACGAACAAGTTTTCGTTTGGCGAAAACACGCAAGGTTGCAGGAGTTTATGGCTAGAAAATGGACTGAGCAAAATCCTGCTGTAAAGATAGAAGGACACTTGGCGCACCTTGGTTTTAATGGTGATCAAGAAGCACCCTGTTATCTTACAGAGAAAGTCGTTGATGAACTCGCAGAACAGATTGCCAAAGGTTATTCTGATTACAAAGCAGAAGATGGCTTTTTCTGGGGTCAACAATTTCAAGAGGAAAGTGTGAAAGATTATAAAGAGCAAGACATTAAATTCTTGAAATACTGTCAACAAGCGATTTCGGAAAATAAGGTCGTTGAATATTGGTGTAGTTGGTAATGACTAAAATTAAAAAAAACGAGGCGACAACTGTCGCCTCGCCTCGTTCTCGCAAGGCAGGGCAGATTGAACAAGATAAGATGACAGCCCAGATCACCCAGTTGGCAGGTCGGTTGTTTAGCAAAGATTTAGTACAAGTAGAGGTTGAACCAATACTTAAAAACCTAGATAAAAAAAAGTTAAATTAACTATTGCTATAAATATGGGATTTGATACTAATATCTTGTCAAACTAAAAAAAGAGGTAAATATGACAAATGCTATAAAGAAGCTAAAGCAGGAAGAAAAAAAAGTAATCCTTGCTTATGTTCAATTGAAGCTAAAGTCTAATAGACTTGCTAAAGAGTTAGACACAATGAAACAAAACATTGTTGATTGCTTTGATAGAACAAATCAAAACTTAATCATTGTTCAAGATGAACAAGGCAATAGTTTTGGATTACAGAAAATAAATCGTAAAAGAAAAAAGTTTGAAACAGCAAATTTCAAAATTGCTCATAACGATTTATATAATAAGTTCACTACTGAAATTGAATACAGTGAATACAAAGCGATTGGGGATACAGATGCCAAATAATGATCTGATCAATATTGCTAATGTATTAAGTGAAAAATTAAACTCTAACAAACCTACATCTTTGTCCGATATGGTTATTGATCAAGGACAAAAGAAACAATTAAATTATGAGATAATGTTTCAATTGTTGATGGGCGAATGTGAAAAACACATTTTAGAAAATACAGGTAACCCTGTTGTTGATGAGTTTAAGGACAATGTATTAAAGAAATTTAGTACACTTGTTCAAGCTTTACATACTACTGAATAGTTATAACTAACTTATGGCGCATTTATTGCGCCATAGGTGTATCTGCGCCATAGAAGGCTCAATCAAAACTACAATTTAAAACACAAGAAACACGTGGCTGCGCCACGTCCTGAAGTCAGGCAAAGACTGACAAACGGGTTTACAAAGTATATAACATACATATACTTAGGACCCAAACGGTATGAATTTAGAACATCTTACAGAAGAAGAATTAAAAGATATAATTTTCAAAAAACAATTAGAGTGGATCAAGTTATGCCAAGATAATTTTATAATTTTTGCTGAAACTGTTTGGCAAGATTTTATCTATAGAAAAACAAAGGACCCAAAGAAAATGGGGCACCATCAAATCATAGCACAAGCTTTTGAAGGGATTGCAGATGGAGATGATAAGAGGCTCATTATCAACATGCCTCCACGACATACTAAATCTGAATTTGCATCTTATTTATTCCCTGCTTGGTTTATTGGTAAGTATCCAAAGAAAAAAATTATGCAGGTATCACACAATGCTGAACTGGCTTCGCGGTTCGGTAGCAAAGTTAGAAATTTAATGAACACCAAAGAGTATAAACAGATCTTTGGTAATGTTACACTAAGAGAAGATAGTAAGGCAAAAGGACGTTGGGAGACCAATCATGGTGGGGAATATTTTGCAGCGGGTGTTGGCGGTTCTATCACAGGACGAGGGGCGGACTTACTTATTATCGATGATCCACACACTGAACAAGACTCTATGTCAGACTCGGCCATGGAACGAGCATACGAGTGGTATAGTTCAGGACCAAGACAACGTTTACAACCAGGAGGTAGAATATTAGTTGTAATGACTCGTTGGGCAACTGATGATTTAACAGGAAGATTAGTCAAGGCTCAATCTGAAATAAAAGCGGACAAATGGAAAGTAATTGAGTTCCCTGCAATACTACCAAATGATCAACCTGTTTGGCCTGAGTATTGGAGTAAAGAAGATTTGTTAGGTGTCAAGGCTTCGATATCAACAAAAAATTGGAACGCACAATACATGCAAGATCCAACTTCAGAAGAAGGAGCAATCATAAAACGTGAATGGTGGCAGGATTGGGAGTCAGAAAAATTACCAAAGTTATTACATGTTATACAATCTTACGACACTGCTTTTTCTAAAAAAGAAACTTCGGATTATTCTGCTATTACAACTTGGGGTATCTTTGAACCGGTAGAGGGTTACGAAAAATGTATAATACTTTTAGATGCTCACAAAGGCAGATATGATTTTCCAGATTTAAAAAACATAGCTTTAGAGCAGTATAATTATTGGGAACCAGAAACTGTCATAATTGAGGCAAAAGCCTCAGGTCAACCATTAATACACGAATTAAGACGGGCAGGTATTCCCGTAGTAGATTACGTACCTGCAAGAGGCAGAGATAAACATACTAGAATTAACTCCTGTTCACCTGTATTTGAGTCTGGTATGGTATATGCTCCCTTAGACGAACATTGGGCACAGGAGGTTATTGAGGAATGTGCAGCATTTCCTAATGGTCAATTTGATGACTATGTTGATTCTATGACCCAAGCTGTGTTAAGATATAGGCAAGGTGGATTTGTTTCTACATATTCAGATAGTTGGGATGACCCACCGATGAAATTAGAAAAAGATTATAAATATTATTAGGAGTAATTATGCCAGTAGGATTTCCAAGAGCGAAAAGAGAAAAAATGACTCGAGAAAAAAGAAAAGAATTTTTAAAAAGGGGGGAATCAGCTCCACCACAGCCAGAAAAACCTGGAGACATAGAAAAAAGAATACCAAAAAAACTTTTAACCGGTGGCCAGTCTAAGATTGCAAAGAAAGCTCCTCCATTTAATAAAATTGATGAAAAAGATTTCGAAGTTCTTAGAGCAGAAAAAGCAAAAGGCAGAGGTAAAGGTTTACAAGATGAAAAAGTAAAACCTGGTAAAGTTATGAAAGCTAAAAAAGGAAAATTAACAAATCTTAGAGATTTAGCAAAAGGAAAAGGTTTACCTGCTCCTCTAATGGCTAACCCTAAATTTAAATTTAAAGATGCGGGTAAATTTCCTGCAATTAACACAGCTCCAGGCAGTGTGGCTTCAAAAGCTAAAACAATGTCAAATTCAGATGAGTTTATTAAAAGAAGAAAAAAATTATCTAGATCAGTTACTAAGGGTGCATCTAATTTTCTTAAAAGAAGAGGTAGAATAGGTGCAGTTTTAGCTACAGGACTTGCAGGTATATCAGGAGCAAAAAAATTACTAGACAAAAGAAAAGCCAAAAAAAGAGACATCGCTAAAGTAAAAAAAATGGGTGGTGGCTTAGCTGCTGCTACAGCTAGATTAAAGGCTCAAGGTAAAATGGGCGGTGGCATGATGAAAAGACCTATGAGTTATAACAAAGGTGGTGGTGCTGATTACATGAATACTGTTAAGGCTAAGAAAAGAGGTAACCCTCCCGTGCTTGGTCTAAGACCTAACAGAAAACTAGAGAGAGATAAAGTTCCAAATCCAAAAAAAAGAATGGGCGGTGGTATGATGCAAAAACCAATGCCTTTAATGGGTTACAAAAAAGGTAAAATGATCATGGCCCGTGGTTGCAAACTAGGTAGAAAAAAAGCTACTAAAATTACGTAGGAGGGATAATGTCCCTTCGAAATTTACTTCAACTGGGAAGGCGGCTTCTTAAAGGTAAAAAAGAATCAGCTACACCGGCCACCGGACAACAACAAAAACAAATAACTTATCAGCCAAAGCCATCACAGGCTCAAGGACAAGAGTTGGCTGTGCAAGAATTACGTGATCCTCCTGTAGTTTTAAAAAAAACTAAACCTCTACAAATGGGTGATGATGTTGCCCCTGCTTTTGGATCTTCAACATATGATTGGGTTATGAGAAAAGGAAGAGGTCGTTATACCCCCGATGAATGGATTGATCACTTAACATCAACTAGAAAAGAAAAATTTACTGTATTTGGTAAACCATCTTTAAGAACTGTAAGAACTGAAAAAAGATTTAAATATGATCAAGGACCCTTTGCAGGTAAAGAAGTAAATATATCCAAGGAAGAATTATTTGATACTAACCTTGCTATTTTTAATGATGCAGGAGATTTAACAGGCGGTTTGTTAGCTGCAGGAAAAAAATTTGGTCTTAAGTTTGATGCAAATGAAATCGGTGCGTTTATTAAATTAAATCCAATAAATAGATTAAAACCAGTTGAATTTGGTGTTCCAAAAGGTGCTAAAGAAACTTTTGACAAAGCTTTTGATAATTTAACAAATACAATACAAAACTACAAAATGACATATCGTGCAGATAGCGATTTAATATCAAATTTTGATGATGCTTTGTATCATATGGGTTCAATCAAAGCTGGTGAACTTGGTAAAGGTGTTTTTTCTTCTTTAAGAGATGCTTTAAGAGCTGTAAAAGCTAGACCGGCTATAACTCAGAATGAAAAGGCTTTATTTAATAAATTAGAAGCAGAATTACAAAATGCTGCAGCACCTCTTAAAAGAACTAAAACTAAATATCAAAATGAAACATCTTACACATTAGAGGGTGGTAAAGATTATAGAGAAACAATTTTTCATTTAGATGAAGCTATACCTACTAATAGAGAGCCCTTTAAGGGTGCTGGACACTTTGGGGACAGCGGTGTTCGAAATCAAGTTTATCATGTTAGATTTGATACAAGGTTTACCCCCGATGGTAAAAAAGTTTTTTTTATTCATGAAATTCAATCAGACGTTAATCAAGCCATTGCTAAAAAACTTACAAAAGCACAACAACTTGATGGTATTAACAGAGTTAACCCTTTTCAAAAAGATATTGAATTTAATTTATTATTAAATGAAAGGGATAAATTAATTCGCGCCACGTCTGAAGCTATTGAAAGAGGTGATACATTCACAGCTAATACTCTTTCAAATCAATCTGCACTTACAGCAAAAGAACTTTCTAAATACAGTTCAACTAGAGGCAGAGATGATTATTTTCCTATGGTTGAAGCAGATCAATACGGAGATCACGCGCTAAAATATTTAATGCAAAAAGCTGCAAGAGAAAATGTTGATTATGTGGCCGTTGCTCCTTTTGATAAATTAAGTTTTCGACAAGGATATAAAGCAGGTAATGAAAGATTTTACGGCTATGCATCAGGTAAAGGTATTAACAAAAGTGGTTCAGCTGTAATGCCTAATCTTATGAAAAAATCTGCAAGATTTTATAATACTCAAGCAGGACCCACAAAAATTTCTCTATCAGATCCATCACTGCCTTATAAAGAAATTGCGAAACAAAAATTTAAATACCCTTCAGATCATAAATTAGCTGGAAAAGAAATTACGAGCACTTTTCATCGAAATGCACAAAAAGAATCAGGAAGAGATATAAGCTCAGATAAGTTCCTTTTTATGGAGCCTTCAAACCCAAACTTGTATTTTGATGCTTTTGCTATTAAAGTAACTCCATTAATGAGAAACACACAAAAAACTTACAAGTCTAGAGGAGGACTTGTAGTAGATATATTCAAACCAATAAGGTACAATTAAGAATGGCTGTAGAGAAAAATAACGAAACTGTTGTCGAAGAGGACAAAATTGAAGAAACTGTAGTAGAGGAACCTGAGGGTTTACCTCCTGAAGTTCAAGTTGAAGGTGAGGAAGAAGTTGAGGCAGTAGAATCTGATTTTAGTGCTAACTTAGCTGAAAACATGGATGATAGAACTCTTAGTTCGATGGCTGGAGACCTTATTCAAGAATATAAAAAAGATAAAGCATCAAGAAAAGATTGGGAAGATGCTTACATCAAAGGTTTAGATTTATTAGGCACAAAGTACCAAGAGACTACAAGACCTTTTAAAGGTGCTTCATCTGTAACTCATCCTCTTTTAGCTGAGTCAGTTACACAATTTCAAGCGTCTGCTTATAAAGAACTTATACCATCTGATGGGCCAGTGCGAACACAAACCGTAGGTTTGATAACACCACAAGTAGAAGCCCAAGCTAATAGAGTTAAAGAATATATGAATTACCTTCTTATGGAAGAGATGGAAGATTACACAACAGATATGGATCAGATGTTATTTTACTTACCACTTTCTGGTTCTACATTTAAAAAAGTTTACTATGACACTCTACTAGGTAGACCTGTTTCTAAATTTATTCCTGCAGAAGATTTAGTCGTACCTTATTTTGCTACAGATTTAAAAGACTGTGAGAGAATTACACATGTTATTAAGATGACAAAAAATGAAGTTATAAAAAAACAAGCTGCAGGTTTTTACA